TGCATAATTACATTCTATAGGAACTTTACCTCAAGTGGCTCTCCTTCCGGAGGGGTGGCTCAAAAACTCCGGAGACGTGGCTCTCTCCTTCCGGAACAGTGGCTCATTTCACTCCGGATTATTCACTACAGTGCTATTGACAAAAAGTTCACGCTCGATTTCAGAGTTGAGGACGATGGTCTGACATATGGCAAGATTGTAAAATTAAGCTTGCAAGAGATATTGTTTCACAAAATTACTTATAGTAAGAACACAAAAGAGAGCGTAATAAATTCGTTACTTTACACAATTGTTCAGAAAAATGCGGAGGTAGCTTAATGCAAGTATTAAATATGCCAAAATATAATAGGCAACGTGCGGCAGCCGAAGCATCCGCAACCCAGGATTATAGTAAATACGGGTTTAGAAAGGACTTTGGGAAGCTCCAAGGTGCTGATTCTGAGATAATTTTGGTTCTACTTTCTGTGGCACATCTTATTGATGTCCAAACAGTTAAGGGACAAATAAAAGAAGCAATTGAACATAATGATCTTAAAGATTTCATACTTATGGACATTCTTACTGAGTGTAATGAAACATTTTTCTCCAAGGAGATAAAAAATAAAACTTATAAAAATATTGTAAGAATGGATGAAAAAGATTTGGTCGATGCCTTTACTCAAATAATGAATAATATTAACTACTAGATAGGTTATGTCTTTGAATTAGTGAAAATGTTGGTATTTGAAACCCTTCTCCTGCAAGGGTTTCAGGTGCACTAATAATCATAAAACTGATATTAGGTGTCAAGGTTTAACGCAAATGGGTTTTAGGATAGATTGTTCACCTTCAATATTTCGAAGGCTTAGAGAGGCATTTAAATGCAAGGAAATGAATCTTAACCAATAATAAATAGAGAAATAATAATATGGAGGAAAATAATAAGAATGAAGATTGAACAAACAATAAACCAAACAATAAACCAAACAATAAACCAAACAATAAACCAAACAATGAACCAAATTCTAAAATTAAAGATAAAGGCTTTTCAAGATAATAAACTAGAGGTTGATCAAGATAACCTGAAAAAATATTCTACCCTTATGCGTGAATCAGAATTATTAAGGATCGTCAAACATCTCAATCCTGAGAATAAAAAACCACTATCAAATAAATCAAATTATCCCTACATAAATGATGTCGTGGTTGTTGACATAGGTGAGGATATTCAATTACTTAAGGATTCCAAGGGGATTTTAACTTTCAATAATGATAGATCCAAACGTCTTATGGCTAGTTCTGGAAATATTCGCAATTCTAAAGAGGTATTTATTAAAGAATCGCTATATGACAAGGTAAATGAAATTCTACTTTGCGGTTTGAGCGTTGATCAAAAGTACGATGTTTTTGCGAAATTCTCAAGCTATTTTGCTTTATGCTCCACTGATTCAATTCCTGTAACAATGCCTAGAATTGTGATTATTGATGATTATAAACATGATATTGAAGAAATCTTTGATTTAGTAAAAGAAACAGGTAAAGATCAATATGAGGTAGTTAATAATCAAAAACATGAAACTGAGATCATGCCATTCGATGGCGCAGGTTTGATATCGGTAGAATGTGCTGAAAAGTTTTGTAATGATTTGGGAATTAATATTGTACAAGATGATAAAGGAAATGAGGAAAAAGCAAGTAAAAGCAAAATCCCTGCCTGTTGGCAATTCAGATTTATTCCGTGTGGGAAAGGAGATCTTTTTACCTTCGATATGAGAGGGTTTGCATTGGAAAAAGGTGTTAATCAGATCACTGATATGTGGGGAAGAACATGGGATTTATTCGATGCAGAGGGGAATCTTTTGGTCGATGCCATATTAACAAAATCCCAGTTCAAATTCCATAAGCTATATTCCAGTTATGATGCTTGGTTAAAGGCTTTCACAACTGAAACACATGGATATAAAAGAACCTTCAATATATCGGCATATTCAGATACTAAGCATCTCAATGATAGTGTGGTATTGAGTTACCAACCACTTCAGACATTATCAATAAGCCAAGACGAGGTTGAAAAGCTATGCTATAAAACAGTAAATACATATCAAAAAATTAGAACAGATGTAGATGAGTTCCTAAAATTTAGAGGTATGGTGGATAAAGTAGATGAAGAAACAGGTGAAATACGGCAACAAGAGGAGCATTATTTACCTACCTATTATGAAGCACTTAAAGCCAACAAAGATTTATTTAATGATGACTACATACAAAATAAAATCAAAGATGATCTAAAAGGATTTAAGAATCGAAGTTGCAAGGGCATGTTAGTTTTGAGAGGCAGCTTCCAAACTCTAATTCCAGATCTAGTTGGATTGGCACAACATGCGTTTGGGTTAATTGTGACAGGGGTATTAAACGCAAACGAGGTATATAACCAATTTTGGTACTCTGAAAAAGTTGAAAAGATAGGCTTATGTAGATTCCCCCATATTGCTAGAGAATGGAAGTTAATTGATGTAGTAAAACCAGATAATGATGATGTAAAATACCTTGATTATATCACAGAGGGGTATGTCATCAATATTAAGGATAGTACGGCACTAAGGCTTGGAACGGCAGATTTTGATGGCGACCACATTTATGGTATCGCTGAGGGCAGACTCCTAACAGCTATTATCAGACAAGAGAGTAAGACTATTCTGCATATCCCTCCTGAGCAATCAGAAGATGAAAAGAAACAGCCAAAACTAACCTACCCTATTAATGATATGAAGAAGCTTATTGAAACGGATTGCAATGGTATGAAGGGTGGTATAGGCCAGTGTGTCAACGATATTACTACCCTTTGGAGTCTTGAACAATCAGAGCAAAGAGATAATCATATTAAGGTTATGAGTGTAATTGGGGCGCAAATCATTGACTATGCTAAGACAGGTATACTTGCAAATACTCCGACTGAGATCAAGAAATCTCTGAGTAAACAAAAATTACCTTATTTCATGCGATATAAATATCCAAAAGAAATCACAAAAGAGAAAAGAATAAATGCTAACAGAAAAATTAAAGGGTTGTCTGAGCCAATTGAAAAATTGAATCGAAACAAATGTACAGTCAATATGATTTGCTTGTATCTGGAAGAAAAATTTGCTGAGATTGATAAGGCGGTGGAGGATTCCCAAATCATTAATTTTGGATGGGAAAAATTATTAAAAAGCAAAACTGACCAATATTCTTATACTTATAAAAGCGTTAAAAAAATGATGGAAGAGTTTAATAAACTGCATAGCCAGATTTCCCAAGAGAGGATTTATCAAACTAAATCACAGGACGTAAAAGATAACAATTACAAATATAAAATCTTTTATGATTATGTAAGGAATTCCCTATTATCTTTATGTCGTGCTAATGTTAACCTCGATAAAATTCTAGACTATCTATTGATCATCTGCTATACGGACAAGAAGTATGTTGATAAAGCCATTCTTTGGAACTGCTTCCCTAATGAAATGGTGAGCCGAGTCAATAGCAAAGGTGAATATTTTACTGACAAAGATTTTGATACCAAAGTATTTGAACTAAAAGCGAAAAAAGCACAGAAGAAGATAGAGAAAAATAACGAGTCGAGTGAATTAGTAAAGATTAACCTCAGCATGGATCAAGAAATAAAAGATGATAAGGGGAAAATAATACAGACAAAAAAGATTAATATTGATGTTACTAATATTGAGGTTAATGTATATCAGTCGGAAGTAAATTATATTCGTAGGGCAAAATTAACCAATGAACAAAAAAGAGTTTTGTTTGTATTACTAGTGATAAATAGGCTACACAAATCAAATAATGCAAGGTTCTTTATCTGTCCAGGCAAAAAGAATAAAATAACCCCCAGCCATATCTGCAAACTGTCGAACATAAGCAATTGCAAATATGAATTGATCATGAAGAATTTGCACGGTAATGGATTTTATCTTTCTCCGACAGGTCAAACCAATCTGTTAATTGACATCCCGTTTATGGATGATGGTGAGGGGAATACTCTAAATACAATTTTTGACATTAATAATATACAAAAATACTCTAAAAAAGCATTGACAAAAATACGTTAAATGTAGTATAATTATTGTTTTTTTAAAAACTCTTAATTTTTACCTCTATCCAGTTCCTTGTAATGCAACAATAGTAATGGTTTGCAGGGATTGTGTGAATATTAATATAGGAAGAAACTACCCTGCAAAAATAATTATAATATATTTTGCATTTATGAAAGGAGTGATTAGAGGTGAGCCAAGAGGAAGTACGGATAAATCTTAATCGGTATATCTCGGATGAAGGAATAACCGCGAAACATATTTGCAAGACATTGCAGATCCATGAGAGCGTATTATCAAGATTCCGCAAAAATAAAGTTGTCTTATATCCTGAAACAATTGAAGCAATTGAGCACTTTTTAAGCGTTAAACAATCTAATTAAACTATATTTGAAAGGAAGATCAAAAACATTGCAAAGAGTATCAAAATTAGAAGCCGATTGGCTTATTAATAAAGGGTTTTTGAAACAAGTCCGTGGGAACCTCACGGACTTAATAATTACAAACAGAGGACGCAAAAAAAGGAATAAACATAGATGGGTTCCAGACAATGTGGCAAGGAACCTGAACAAATAACTTTGGTTATTAGCCCTTCAGTAAGGCTTTAACATATAGTATCTAAACCTAATTTAATTATTTCATATTATCATTTTGCCGTTGCATCTCGTAAGGTAGCCAGTCCTTGCCCTCCTTAAAAGAAAAGATGCTAGCCTACGTGAGTATTCGTAGGAAAGGGCGCAGCCAGGGTTTGTTGTGCCCTATTTTTTTTATGATTTTTTGGCTTTACTGCCATTTATTTATCTTTTCTTTTACTCACTTCATTTGGAGTAGTCAGTTTTATAGCTGACTACTCAGCTTTTTCAACAATGAAAGCGAATAAGAGAGGTGGGATAAATAGCAAAAGGCCACAACAAACAAATATAGAAAGTTGGCTATGATCCAACTATATAAGAGTGAGCACTAAGCGAGCAAAGGAAAATATAAGTAGAAATAAATGTGAGGAAGAAGATTTATGTGTCAATAATTTACAAACAAATAATGGAACAAAATATTTATTCTTCCTGCATTAGAAAGCAGGGGTAGTCGGTTTGTGAAAGTAAAAGATAATTTCATTCAAGATGTACAGATAGATATTCAATGGGTCAATGAATTAATTGAAGATATAAATAGTAAACTACCAGATCCATTAAGCATAAAATGGGTAAAACCACGTATCAGTCATTTAGTAAAAATTAAAGATATTGAAAGTTGGGAAGACGGAGATAATATCTTATTTGATGCCCAAACGGATTCAGGTAAATCATGGTTTATTAATAATCCACTTTACAATCATTGCAAAAGTAAAGGCTTGAGTATTTTATTTCTAACAAATAGAGACATCTTGAAAAGTCAATTTGCGGTAGATATTGAAAGAGAAAAAAGACAAGATGTAATTACTATAATGAATTACCAAAAACTAGAAACTTTATTATCATATGGTAAAGAACCAAAAAAAAAATATGACATAATAGTTGCAGATGAAATCCACTATGTTTGCGGAGATGTTTATGTTAATGAGAATACCGATTTGAGCATTAACTGGTTAATTAATGCTACTAATTCAATAAAAATTATGCTTTCAGCCACTAGCAAAAATATTAGAGAGTACCTTGAAGTTAATAGAAAACAAAAATTGAAAGTTTACTCCATGAAGAGAACTAATGAATACATAGAAAATGTTTGCTTTTATGAGGATGATCAAGCACTTATGAAAATGCTAGTAGAATTACCACCAGATGAAAAAGCAATGTATTTCTGTGGAGCTGAGAAGGCGTATCAAGCAAGTAATGACCTTTTTGACAAAGCAGAATTTATTTGTAGCAAAAATAATGGTGCATATAGAAAGTATTCAAATGACATTATTCAAGAGCAAATCATTAATGAAAAGAAATTTGATTGCCAAGTATTATGCACTACTTCTGTTTTAGATTGCGGAGTAAGTATCGAGGATGTTTCTCTTAAACATATGATTGTAGATTATTTCGATTTGGATACATTAATTCAATGCCTGGGAAGAAAAAGGGTGACTAATCAAAATGATAAAATCACCGTCTACATAAGAAATAGAGGCAAGCAAAGTCTTAATTTAACATTAAATAAGTTCAATACTAAATTACAAAAGGCAAACTATTTGGTTGAATATGGTGGGTTAGAATATGTTAAGAAATATGGTCGCAAGGAAAAGAATACTGCTGTCTATTACACATCGGATAAGGTAATTGAAGCATGTTTGAACGATGTTGTTTATTTCAAATTGAATAAGGATGTTGAAGTAGCCAAAAAAATGCAAGAAAATGGCTTTGGTTTTACAGTATGTGAAGTATTAGAAATTGATTATTCAACTACTATAAAATTAGAGGATACCTATGATGCAATAACCCTTAGAGACATAGTAGGAAATTTAAAAGGGAAAAAACTATTTGAAGAGGTCGAAGAAGATGGATATGGCAAAGATGATTTCATTCAATTATTATTGGGTAAATTGTTTTGTCCACCTAAAGAGAATCATGGAAGCTGTGGAATGAAAACTATTAATAGCCTATTTAAAGATAATAATTTATATTTCAAAATAACATCCAAAAAAGAAAGATCTAAAAAATCCATTAATTTTAATAAAACATATTGGATAATAACTGATAAAAATAATCAATGCAAAACAATTACATAAAAGTGTCCACTTTTTACCTCCTATCAATATACTGATACAACGTAAAATCTGGACACTTTTTACTTATTGATTCAAAAATTAATAAGTAAAAAAATTAAAGAGATATGACTTTTGCCCACGGTGGGCAAAATCAAACACACAATTTTGACATTTGCTTGGTTTGGCGACCCGAGAGGGAAGCCCAACCTTTAGCAAATTCAAATTGTTGTCGTTCCCCTTTGTTTGCATATGAAAGTTTATTAAACACATAACCAATGCACATAGATATTAATCTTGGCTCCTAGTTTTCCTTTTTTTATTTAGCCAGTAAGTAAAGTGAGGACATATTGCCAAACTAGGGAATATTTAATGTGCATTGAATATGTGTTTAATTAATGAAATTAACTAAAGTCACTAGAATCAAATATGAGGCTTCAGGATTGGCTAGGATCGTTTCAAATGCTATGGGTGGTGAATTGTACCCTATTAGTATTGAATCGTTTGTAGTCCTTTTTGTGTCTAAAAATAAGAGAACAATTTAATTAATAATAAGGGGAGTTAAAATAGATGTACGAGTTAAGGGATTATCAACAAGAAGCTGTAGAAATAATTGAGTTCATGGAAGCAGGTGAGAATAGATTAATTGTATTGCCCTGTGGTACTGGAAAAACAGTAATATTTTCAAGCGTGGCTGCTAAAGCAAAAGGAAAAGTTTTGATTATTGTTCCAAGTAAGGAGCTTAGAGTTCAAGGAATTGACAAACTCAAGAAATTAGATCCTAATTGTGATGTTGGTTCAGTACAGGCTAATATTAATGAGTTTGATCATTCAGTTGTGTTAGCCACAAGGCAGAGCCTCAGTCATAAGAAATCCACTCGATTGGAGAAAATGATTGCATTAGGTGAATTTGAATATGCCATTTTTGATGAGGTACATATGGGAATTGATCAAATCAAATTGATTCTATCAAAACTAAATAAAGACATTAAGATTTGCGGGTTCACAGCAACTCCGTATTCAGATAAATTAAAAGATATTTTCGATGAAGTTTCATATGGTAAAACAATTTTAGAAATGATTAAAAGTGGGTATCTTTGCGAGCCAAGAGCCTTTCAAATACAAACAGATCAAGACATTAGTAATGTGAAAACGATAGCAGGAGAATTTAACCAAAAATCTCTTCAAGATGAAATAGATACACCCCAAAGGAATAAGCAAATTGTTGATGCTTACAAAAAGTATGCCAGGGATAGAGAACATACTGTTATTTTCACAGCAGGAATAGAACACAGTAATAATATTATGAACGCTTTTATTGCCGATGGGATTAAATGCAGGACAGTGAATAGTAAAACGGATAAAGATGATAGATCAGAATTGTTAGATGCTTTTTCAAAGGGTAAATTTCCTGTGATTACGAATTGTAATATCCTAACAACCGGATGGGATATGGAAGCACTAAACTGCATTATTCTAGCTTCTCCAACTAAGAGTAAGACCAAATATGTGCAAATGATTGGTAGAGGGCTTAGAATCGATCCTGGTAAATCTGATTGCTTAATTTTAGATATGAAGGATACCATTAAGACCCATGACCTTATGAGTATTGAGGATGTCTTTGGTGTCAAAATAAATGATGGTGAAAACCTGAGTGAGGCACAAGAAAGAAACAAAGAAGAAGTCATTGAAAAGCAAAAGGCAGATGAAGAATTAATTAGGGAACAAGAGCTATATGCTGAAGAAGTTGCCTTATTCAATGCTGATTTAGGATACACGCTAAATGAAACATCTTCTTATGATTGGTGGAAGGCAGATAATGATACTTATGCACTATCAATAAGTACAGATTTTCACTATGTCATTGAGAAGGATAGATATGATGATGAATTCTATGTCTATGAAGTTAATTCCTTGAAAGATCATAATTCTATTGAGCTGGTAAATTCAAGTTCAAGCGTTATAGATGTGATTGACTTTGTTGAAAATGAATCCATTAGTAAAATTACTTCCTACATGTTGAAAAATACATCTTGGAAGTTTGAAGGTGCTACTCCGGCACAATTGAAAGCTATCAAATGGGGCAATGTGGAAAATAAATGGGACTGTCATGTCTATTTCTCCAATTGGAAAATTAGGCAGATTATGAAGACAAAATAAAGGATATCGAATGCTATTCGTGAAAAGCTAGGTTGCATAGGGGTTTCAGCTATTTCTAGTGGTTAATTTAAGTCTATTTATTGAATAAGTATCGCTCAATGCCCTAGTACATCAGACTTTCAACGACGCAGCATTGATTAAATTCGATAATAACGATGGAAACATAGTTGTTTTGGTTGCTAATAGGGATTTTTACCGATGAATCAATATCTAGTTATCGTGTTGGTGCTGGTTATATCGAGGAAGAAGTGATTACCTCTAATCGTTGTAGGTCTACCATGAATTCTTTGAAGTTTAGGTATTGAATCTGAGGGATAATTTTTTGAGCACTTTTAAGAATCCGTTTATCATCAGTTACAAGCGTAAGATAAGGATAGTTTTGACACATAACTATAAGCGAATAATCTATGGGAGAAATTTTATTCCCAACAATAGAATAAATCTTATTGTCCTTTTTAATGATAAATCGATTTAATTTAATACCTTCTACACCAGAACTCACGTCATTACTAATCATATGATCCAGTAATTGTAGTATTTTTGGATTACGAAAATATTCATTGATATCTTCTGTATATGGGCATGATTCGACAACACAATCATTAGTGATCTTAAAATCTACGAAAGAATTTTCTTCAATTATATCTAAGATATCTAGACCTTGCTCCCAAATCGTAAGGATTATATTGGTATCAAGTAGGTAACAACGTTTAATAATAGTCACTCCTTGCTTTTTGCTAATTATTTCATTATAAACGCTAATTAGTCAATAAATGTTTTGGAAATATAAAAAAAGAGATTTATTGGCAGGAAAATCCTTCCTTTTGTCGAAAGTAATTGATGAAAGGGAGGTGGATTAAATGACAGGAGAGAGTGATAAATGGGAGTTCTACAAAGATGCAGCTAATGAATGGCGATGGAGAAGGACAGCTCCAAATGGTAAAGAAGTTGGTAATGCAGGACAGGGTTATAAAAATAGAGAAGACTGTGTAGCAAATGCAGTGAGAAATGGGTATCCAGGTTAATAGACAAAGAACTTATAAAAGCATCCTTGATTGAGGGTGCTTTTTGTATTTGGATCCGATCACAATAGTTGGTCGAAATTAGAGGTATTTATAATGTAAAGGGGAAGAATTCATTGCTGATTGAGAAAGAGAAGATTAATCTAGATGAAGTAATGGTAGAAGTCAAACTACTATTGAAGGGTGCTAATAGGAAGGAAGTCGTTATTAACTGTTTGGCCTCAGATGCAATGGAGTTCGTTGATTGTATGGCAGGTAATGAAGTCAGTCTAACGAGTGCTACACAAAGAAAACGATTTGAGAATAAATTCTATTTCTTTGATGATTATGTCAAGAAGGAAACAGTGGGTGTAAATATCTTAGATGTCAAACTGTTTACTATTCCATTCTTTATGGATGAGGATGATAAGACGTATAACTTTCAGATAGCTACATATAAGACATGAGATAAAGTAATAATAAATGCAAATAAGTAGGAATTCCAAAGAAAGGAAGTTGATAATATGGGTAAGGTTATGACGGAAATAATGAAGGAAGATTTCTTAAAGAGATATCTTCAGGGCGAGAGGATAGTAGATATAGCAGGAGTATTGCAAGTGGGTAAGACTACTTTGTATGAGTTGTTGAAAAGTACAGAGATGGTTAAGCGTCTAGGAAACGAGCGTGTTATGCTTATTAACCAAACGAGGTCTGTGTTAGCTGCTGATGCTAGTAAATACATAAAGAACATACAAGACATTGCAAATAAGTCTAGTGATGTCAGAAGTAAATTAAAAGCTAATGAGACCTTATTGTCTTATCTGTTGGGATCTCCCACACAAAGAGTAGAGCAGACAGTAAGCGACAACACCTCTGTTGATAGTTCATTACTAGAACAGTTGTACTCAAGAGAACCTGATGATGACACTGAAGAAGATATAGACAATGCAGAATAAGACAAAGCAAATGCCCTAGAATCAATCAGAATCTAATCTGTGTCAATACTATCCACTTGTGTAGGTTAATGTCTTAGATAGTGTCATTATTGGGTTAAAATATGTGAGTGTAACAGAATGTTATTGTGTTACACTCACTAAAACCCTACAACCTGCCTATAGCTTGATTCCTTCAAATATCTCTCATTGAATCTTATCTAGTGTAACATAATGAGTTGACATATGACTCTGAGTGTACTATAATGAGATTAAGAGAGATTAAGAGAGATGAAGGGGTGAGACATTATGGAATTGGTAATGCCAATCAAGGATAGAAGTAAGATAGAAGAGATGAAGCAGGAGTTACTTAAACAAAGTTATAGGGACTATATGATCTTTGTGTTTGGGTGCAATTGTGGCCTTAGAATTAGTGACATCATAGACTTAAAGGTATCTGACGTAAAAAACAGGAGATACATTGAATTAAGGGAGCAAAAGACAAACAAGAACAAGATGTTTCTTATATCAGGACAGTTTAAAGTAGAGATTGACAAGTATATTCAAGGTATGAACGATACTGATTACTTATTCACATCGCGCCAAGCGGGCAAAGATGGCATCAAGAAGAACATAACTAGGGTACAAGCGTACAGAGCATTGAAACAAGTGGCTGATAGGCTTAAAATAGAGCATTTTGGGATGCATTCCATGCGAAAAAGTTTTGGATTCTTTTACTATGAGGCCACTGGTGACTTAGTAAAGCTCATGGATATGTTCAATCATTCATCATTGGCGATCACAAAGCGTTACATTGGCATCACACAAGATGAATTAGACGAAAGTTTAGAAGGTTTTTTCATCTAAGCAAACTAAATACAGAGAAAACACTGAGACACGCAAGAAATTGTATGTCTTTTTATTTTGTCCACCCCCGTCTTCTTTGTGGGTTTGACAAAAACAAGCCGTACAGTAAGCCACACAAAATTCGCCACAAATTTAAAAAGTCAAAGGAAGTGATAGAAATTGCTATATCGACAAGTCTAACCGATGAACAAATTGAAGAATTAAATGATCTACAATTATTGAAGGAATATCTTGAAAAAGATTTAATAGATCATGGCTATAAAAAACAAAAAGCAGAAGCAACAGTTAAAAAATTAATACTATCAACTCCATCCCCATTTTCTTACCATTCTCTTGCGTGGGAACTTGGTCAGCGTAATATAGAATTTTTCGTAATGTTCTTTCTCAAAAATGTCTTCAATAATCAGGATACTGCTCCTATTGCTGAAATTCATAAAAGTATTTTAAAAGATATCCAAGAGACAATATTGAATCCAGATGCTTCAGACCAACAGGGTTACTTACTCCCAAGGGGTACAGGTAAATCAGTTTTTGGAGGTCTAGGCCCATGCTTATTTTCAGTTTGTTATGGCTATAAAAAATATGTTCTCTATGGCTCTTCAATTGGATCAACAGCAGAGAAATTCATTAAACAGATGAAAATTGCACTAGAAAATAATCCGAGAATTATCAAAGCATTTGGAGAGATTTATAATCCAAAAGATAAACGATATGCAAATAATGCTACTCAAATGGAATTCACATCCAGAGGGATGATAGAAGCGATTTCTTCCACATCTCCAATGAGGGGACGCAAAAATGCAGTAGGAGATAGACCAGATTTAATAATCTTAGACGATTATCAGGATGAAGATGACTGCCGGACAGATTCAGCAAAAGATAATAAGTGGAAACGATATTCAGATGACGTTAAATATGCTAAACAAAGACCAATATACGATGTTAAAACAGGTAAATTGAAGAAGCAAGGCACTTCTATGATCGCACTAGGAACTTTGCAATCAAAAGATGATTTCTACGATAGACTACAGAAATTGCCAACGTGGAGTTTTAGGCATGAAAAGGGTGTATTAGTCGATGATGTGGATGAATTTTTCAATGAAGGATTATGGGAGCAATTCCATAAAATTCTTATTGATAAAAATCAAGGATTATATCATGCTAAAGAATTTTATTATCAAAATGAATCAGAAATGCAGTATCCTACCTTGTGGAGTGAATTCTGGAACTGTCTGGATCTTTCATTAGACTATTTCGAGTCCCCTGCGTCATTCAAACAGGAGATACAGGGAGATATTAATTCGATAGGCGAACGTAAATTTAAGTCAATAGCCACCGAATCAGAAACAGAAATAAACACTCATAACTTTACAAAAACATGCTTGGTAATAGATCCGGCAAAGACAAGAACAAAATCAAGGACAAAAGATTATTTTGCCTTTGCAGTATGTTCTCAAGGTGATAATAATTTTAAATATATTCGTAAGGGTGAAATATTCAAATTTACGAAAGATCAAGAGTATGAAGAGTACATAGAACATACTCTTTTTTTGTTGCGAAAATATCCGTCCGTCACACATTTGATCATCGAGAAACAGACCTTTGGCGGTGCTGATGCCTTACGATTGCAAGAGCTGATTAATCAAGATGATAAATTAAGACGTAGAAAAATAGAAATCATATCATTTTCACAGGCTCAAAATAAGGATGACAAGATCAATAGTATTGTTGGAGCAGTGAATTTAGGTCAAATAATATTTAATGAAGATGATGAGGAAGCAATTGAACAATTAAAATCATTTGCAGGAACTAAATTTTCAAAATTTGATGACTTTCCTGATGTTGTAGCAGAAGCATGTAAAAAAATAGATGAGATAGAAATTAAACAATACGGAACTCTCTATTGCCTAGATAAACAAGCATTTGGATGGAATTATTAGGAGGAATGAAATGGAACTAAACATAGATTTACTAAATAGATACTACATGGATTTTCAAAGTAAGAGATATGAGTATATTGAAATGGGTAACTATTATTTTGGAAAACAAGCAATCGACACTGATTATGTAAAAATTAATGAAAGAGCTAACACAAAATCATGCCGCAATTATATTTCTAAATTCGTGGACAATGAAACTTCGTTTATTTGCGGAATACCATTGAATTACATCTCCAAAAATATGGATATTGATTCTATAAGTGACATTGAGTACAACCTTAGTCACTGGAGCAAAAAGCATGACATTGATTTGGTGCAAGCATTGGGGATATATCGCTCAAGTGTGGAATTGTACTACGTCAACAGTAAAAATGAATTTCAGAGTATCATCTTAAATCCTAGTAACTCCTATATTGTTAAGGATGCCTATGGGAATATTGAACTGTTAATGTACTCATTCAAAAACAATTTCGATACTACAAATTACATAGATGTCTACACTAGGGATACGATTTACCATTACAAAGAGATGATAACCAAAGATAGCAAGGACTTTACTGTAGCCGATGATGTAGAAAACATATTTGAAGAAGTAAAAGCAGCAACACCTAATATCTTTGGGGAAGTTCCATGTTCTGTAGGCAATATTGATAAAACTGTATTTGATCGTATTAAGTCATGCCAGGATAATTTTAATATTTTAAACAGTGATCAAATAAACTTAGGTTCAGATTTACGATATTTCTACCTTATCTTAACAGGTGTAGATCCTACAGATGAGAAGAATAAAGCCATGATACAGAACATTAATCAAAACTCAATCATGTTTCTGAATGGGGATGCTAAGATTGATAAATTAGAGAAAACGATTAACGATAGTTTTATGCAAAATGTTCGTAATAACTGCAAAGATGATATGTATGAGCTTGTCGGACATTTGAACTTTCAAGACAGTCCTACCTCTAATACTTCAGGAGAGCAAATCATTTCAAGGATGATCGAATTGAAATTCAGGTGCAATCTTATTGGCGCAACTGTTCAAAATATGGTTAGAGAACGTGTGAGATTCTTGTTCAAGTATCTAAAAATCAAAGAGAACAAAGACTATTCTTGGGAATCAGTTAACGTGAAAATCACGCTGAATACTCCCAAGGAGTGGTTAACATATTCGAGTGTCATTAGTCAATTATCTAACACAGATGTACTATCGAAGGAAACTATGCGAAGTATTTTACCACTTGACCATTCGCCGGAGATAGAGAAAAGAAAAGTTGAACTAGAGAGATTGGAAGATGAAAAGAACAATATTAATTTGGATAAGATTGATGTATCTACTGGAGTTGCTACGCAATGACCAATAAGGAGGAAAAAGAGCTAGAAGCATTGATAATTGCTTTATTTCTTCTTATGTCGAAGCACAGTAAGAAGATTAGTCCCCTATTAATAGATTTTAAGAAGCATAGGGATCTATTGAAGGACAAGGTAAATGCGATTTATGCCAAATACTCAAAGAATGGGATCTTGAAACTAAGTCCAAGTGAATTGAACAAGGAAATGAAATCCTTGAATCCGATTCTTAAACAGATTGGCAATGATTTGTACAAAAAGGAGCATGAATTATTCATCCCTCTATTGTTTCCGATGTATAAGCAAGCCTACACAGGGACTTATGAGATTATCAACAAATTTATGGATGTAGAAATGATAAAGCTAAATGAGAGCCTAATCAATGAGTCTATACTCCATAAAATTGATGGTAAAACCTTAAATGATAGGAATATGGATAATAAAGAAAAACTTATCAATAAGGTGAAAATAGATATTAAGAGCAACTTGTGGAAGGGTGCATTTATAGAAGTGATTAATAAAAACATTGATAAGCAATTCAACCAAGGGGCAAATCGTAGTGTTGCACTTTTAGACAATGAAATAGCAACAAATTTCAATAATGCTCAAATGATAGTATATAAATATATTGGAATCGATAGAGTAGTTTATAATAGTGTGCTCGAATCCAATACTTGTGGTGTTTGCGAAAGCTTGCATGATACTGTGTTCGATATTGATACTGCACCTGATTTGCCATTGCACAATAGATGTCAGTGCTTTTATACTCCAACAATTGAATAGGTAAAACTCAAAGGCAAGACAATTAAACAATGTCTTTTTTAATTGTCTTTTTTCAGGATTTACAGACGTTAAAGAATAAATCACTAAATACATGAACTTGATAGGAAGAAAATACTGTTAAGGGCAGAAGGAGTTAGATAATAATGGCAATTGAAAACTTCGATGAGGTTAAGACATATTTTGAGACAAATAAAGACACTGAAGAGGTTAAAGGCTACATGAAGGGATTTACTAACCTTGATGGCGTTAAAAGCTTCTTGGAAAGCGATGAATCAGGTAAAAAATATCTTGGAAGTTATGCAGATAGTCGAGTCACACAAGGTATCGAAACATTTAAGCAGAATAACCTTCAGAAACTTGTAGAGGATGAAATTTTGAAGAGAAACCCTTCGTCAACAGATCCAAAAGACTTAAAAATTCAGGAGCTTCAAAACAAGTTTGAGGTACTTGAAAAGGAAAAAACTAGAGAATCCCTTATGAACAAGGGTTTGAAAATGGCAACGGAGAAAAAGCTCCCTGTCGATCTTGTTTCCTTTTTCCTTGGTCAAGATGAAGAGTCAACCACAAGCAACCTATCTAATCTTGAAAAATCCCTACAAGCATATACTCAAACTTTAAGAGAACAGATCCTAGCAGGAGGTAGCCATACCCCACCAAGTGGTAGTGGTGCGCCATCAGGATTAATAACTCAGGCAGATTGGGATAAAAACAAGAATGACTTGGACTGGTATGAAAAGAATAAAACCAAAATTTTCGAAAGCAAAAAGCAAGGGCTAATAAAATAATCTGGATTCCATTTATGGGGTTCTTTTTATATTCTAAAAAATAATAATTGAAAGAAGGAATTTAAAAATGGCTAATAATTTTATTCAAGACACAGTATCGAGAGAGATTTTAGTAGCACAACGGAACAACTCTGTAATTCGACAATTCTGCGCTACTCAATATGAGGGCGATATCAAGGGCAAAGGAACAAGTGTAACTGTAAATATTCTCATTCCTGCTACTCTGAAAGACACGGCAACAAATCCAGTTAGCAGAGCTGCCGATCAACTTGATTCTAGCACTGTAACTATTCAAATCACTGAGGACAAAAACTATAAGTTTGAAATCGAGCATAAGGACGTAGCTGAGGGTATGCCTACCGGTATGTTCTCTGAAACATTAGTTGATATGGGTACTCAGATTGCTAGGGACGCAGATAAACTGGTATTGAGCAAATACACTGAGGTTGCAGATGCAGATCATATTATCGCAAAGACATCTTTGGACAAAACTAATATTTACGATTACATGATCGACCTGGATACAAAAATGGATGAATTGGAGATCCCACAGATAGGCAGAATTGTAGTGCTCCCTCCTCGTATTGCAGCACTCTTAGCAAAAGATACAGTCATTAGAACTGCACAAGAGCAAGATATGCCATTAGGATATATTACGAAAGTTGGCAATTTAACTATTGTTAAATCTAATGATGTTTCAGTGGTTGAAGTGGCAACTGTAAAGGATTCCTTCCAATGCCTTGCATTCGTGGCCGGAAAAACCTTTGCTCACGTCAATGGATTTAATGAAAACAAAGTGGTTGAATCCGCAGTATTGGACAGTGGTTTCAAAGATATCGCTATGGGTCAAATCTGTTCTGGTGCTAAATTGGTTATGCCAAAATATGCAGTATTGTTTCAAGTAGCATATTAATCCAAAGAAGGGTGCTTGTTAATTCAGGCATCCTTTATTTTTTCTTGGTTCGGATTGTATTAGAAGGAAGGTGAGTGAACAATGTTATTTTTGAATAAAAAGACAGGTCTTCAATGGGAAGTAAGTAATGCTGAACATATTGGTAGGCTACTGAGAGATTCGGATTATGAGCTAATCAAGGAAAAAGTTAAATTCAAACCAGAGCCGGAAATCAAAATAGAGGCCACTAAAAATATTAAGAAGTAGGTGTAATTATGACCGATGAAATTATTTTATTAAAACTTTTGTTGCAAATAAATGATTCTGGCAAAGATGATATTTGCAATTTTTATTTAATAAAAGCAAAAAACACTATTAAGAAATATTGTGTGCTTACTGAAGAGGAATATTCAGCTAACACAGATTTGTCTAACCAGACAGTCGAGTTGGCAATGTTCTACTATTTGAACAAAAAGAATCTTGGAGTAAAAAATGCCAGTGAAGGTAGCAAATCGAAAACGTTTGAAGAGGGTATTCCTGCATCGATCAAAATAACCCTACCGTTACCTCCGATATTTTCAATGTAGGGAGCGTGAGAACATGTTTGATGAATCGACAGTATTGATTTTAGGTAATAGTCCAGTCAACTCCTTGCAGAAAACCATTACCGCAGATGTGCAGGAATATAGCACTGTAGTCGAAATCGGTGATTATAAATTCAACATAAGCAAACGATTATTTATAGATTACATAGAGCTATTGCTTGACATAAATGGCTATCTTAAAATAGAAAATATGGTTTATAAAATTCTAAATATAAAAGAATATTCAGATTATCAAGAGATATGGCTTTATTTATTAAATCGACAATCGGCGGTGATCTAAGTTGAAATTACTATTGAATAATAATATGGATTTCCTGTTGTATGAAAAGGGTGAGACTTTTTTATTAAACAATGTCACTCAAAGAAGTTTGTTTGTGGAAGCTACAGATAAGATATCATTCTATGACGATATCATTTTGACTTCTAAAATTTCTTTTGAGACTGGCAGCGTGGTAAATTACCAGAATTTTAATTGGCTGATTATTAGCCAAGTTCAAAATAATGAGGATATAGATACAAGCATCTACAGAGCGCGGATAAGAAAATGTAATTACAATGTGAATTTCAATTTTGACGGATTAATCAAAGTAATCCCCACTATTATAGAAGGTAAAACTTTTGACATTGCCACAGGTCAATATATCATTCTTCCTGCATCAAAAATATTAGTCACAATGCAGGAGAATCCAGATACATTAGCAATTGCTATTAACCAACGCTTTATTAAGATGGGAAGTCCTTGGAAAATAACTGGTATAGATCGTACAGTTAAAGGTCTAATTACTTTAAGTGCAGACCTTGATTTATGGAGCGCAGCTGATGACAGAATTCTTGAGATTGCAAATAAGATAACATATACAGTTGCATTTACTGATGTTCCACCTGTAAGTGTAAATATTGGGGCAACATATCAGACAAATATAGCAATGGTAAAAGATGGAGTAAGTATAACCTTCCCAGTGACTTATACTTCAAGCAATGCAAATATGAGTGTTAGTAGTACAGGATTATTAACTGCCAATGTAGCAGGGACTTCAATTATTACAGTGACAAAAGCAGATAATCCGACTGTATTTACAACTTTGAATGTTGAAGCAAAAGTAAATTCTATACCTGTAGTTGTGAATTCAATTTTGCCACAAACGCTTAGTATGTTACAAAATGAAACTGTTGCCTATACTGTTTATCAGTATGTCGATAGCGTAGCCAACACAGATTTGTTTACTATTGTAGGTTCAGGCCCTAGTCCTGCATCAACTTATTACACGCTTACGGTCACAGATGGGAATCATTTCACTGTCAAAAATCTTTATTATACAGCAACTAAACTTTTGATCACTTGCACTAATAATAGAGAAGGTTCTGTGGTTACAATCTTAATTACTTTAAAGGGATTATATTAATAAAAAGTGAGGCCCCCTGGTAGAAGAATTGTGAGCCACTTATATGCCAAGGCGAGTACATAATAATAGAACTAGCCTTATCATAACAAAAAAAACATCACATTTAGCCCGTCTGGAACTCGCTTATATCAAGGGTTTCAGACGGGCTAAAACAAAAATGTCATAGATTTTGATCTAGAATCGTTTTGAAATTGATTAGGGTAAGATTATGTCACAAGATTATTTGAAGAGCTTCAGAGTGCCAATAACATGATAAAAAATGATAATTCCAGAAGCGTATGGAGGGAGATTTATGAAGAAATACAGAGTTGAGATATTTGATCATAAGTTTGAAAAGTACAATGGCAGTCGCTTCCAAAATCAGCGATTAGATAATATTGGTGTTAATATTGAAAACATCCTGAACAAGTATTTTGAAACAGATATCGAAGACGGTTCTAAATTACATAAAATCATCCCAAAATATAATGAGGATAATGAACTTGAATGTTATATCGTTGTTTTCGCAAACGACAGCGAAGAAGACAATATAACTGTGAAATTTTTATTGCAAGGTATTCAAGAACCACAGGAGTATTATTTTCCTTCCAAGGATCTTAATTTTATGTTTATATGTGGGCGGGTAAGCATGAACGGTGTTGAGTATTTGATCAAAAAGAAGGTCTACAATATTTCTGATGATGGTGAGGACGATGGTATTCAGATAGAATGCGAGTTGCTTTAAATCGGCATACCGTAAAACGCACCAACGTCAAGGTTTTTAACATAATAAAAAGTTGATTCCTGCGTTAATGAAGTAGGAATCAACTTTTTATTATGCGTCCAGGCATAGAGACAAAGAGAGCAAAATATAATAAAAATTATAATTAAGGAGCAAATAAATCATGAAAGATCAAATAGTAGATGAAAGCGACATAATAAAAGAAATAGAAAATTTACCTATAAACAAATACCAATGGTGTAGCAGTGCACAATATATTGAAATGAATTTGGAGAGTAAAATAAACCGATTACCTGAAATTATTAGTATGTATGAATTGGAATTTCTTAATGGGGGAGATGGTTTTAATAAATTCTCATATCATACTACTGATAATGCATGTGCTTTGAGTATTATTAAAGAAGGATTATTAAAAGGAAGTGTGGATGAAAACATTTTCGCAATGGGTCAAGAATCGCTCAATTTTGTCAACCTGCAAACTGAAGAAATACTAAGTAAGGTTGAAACATTAATTGACCTTTGCGAAAAGGAAACAGAGCCAGCGAAAAGCAAAATATTTAATGATTTAAGAACAGAGTATTTTGAAAAATATATAAACAGTTTACAAATTTCAAATAATATTACAGAAATGCTTAATTCCGCGCATGATCCACGAGTTTTTATGTCTAATGATCCAAGATATCAATATTATAATTTTACTTTTTATTCGCAAAAAATATTCATACAGGGCGGGAACTTCATAACAATGGTTTATAACATCGAAGGACTAAAATTTGACAGGCATCTTTTTTATGAGAATAAAAATAAGGAAATAATTTTACTTGTTAAAGAAAATGACGTGGCAGAATCGCTTGAGTATTTAGAATCAAACAGATTTCAAAAACTTCCTATATCTGAACTTTCAGTTAAATATGATTTACCTTTTGTGGGTGTAGAAAGGATCTACGTAAGTAAAGACTTAGAAATACAAAGCATTTATATCAGACAATCGAACGGTGAGTTTTTAAGGCGGGATGTAAACCAATGAATAAAGATATAGTTGCATTGAAGGATATTCGGATGAGCTATCAAACTGTCGATACAAGTGACCTAATAAGAGAGATAGAGAATTTACCTATGAGCAAATACCAAGAAGGTAATGCAAGCGATGAACAGGAATTACTTGAAAGAACAAAGTTATTAGTTGAAAGCATAGGCGTTTATGAAGAAGAATTTAACAACGGCAAAGATACTACAAATAGTTTAGCTTATCACACTACTGATAATGCATGTGCTTTGAGTATTATCAAAGACGGGTTAATAAAAGGGAAGATAAACAAATTCAATTTTAATAACCAACAATTGGTGCTTAAAGATACTGAAAAACAAATTGAAGAAAATAGAAATAGATTCTGTGTATTTGATGACCTTTGTAAAGAGGAAACAGAATCAACTAAAAAAGCACTCTTTGAGAATTTAAAGACAGATTATGTTGAAAATTTTTTAAATGCTTTTAAAAAATTTGACATGATAACAAAAATGGTTGATTCCGAAGAGCTTCCGCAAGTTTCTATGTCTGACGGTATTCAATACCAATTTTATAATATTAATTTTCAAAAACGACTACTTTTAATGCGTGGTCATCATATAACAATAGTTTATAATGTAGAAGGTCTTGAATTCGATAGACATATGTCTTTTTCTAATGCTGATATGGTTTTACTAGTTAAATATGATAACTTGTCAGAAACGATAGAATATCTAGCATCAAACGGATACACCCCTCTTATATCTGAACTTTCATTCAAATATGATTTACCTTTTGATCGGAGAGTTGAAAGGATTTATATTAATAAAGACCTTGAAATGCAAAGTATTTATATTAAACAATCTAATGGGAGTTTTTTACGGAAGGATGTAGTCAATGAATAA